CGAACCCACTTTTGTGAATAATATTTACCAATATAAGGTTCAATTGATGCAAGAATACCAAGTCTCTCATTGAGCATTTCGGTTTCTTTCAGTTCTGCAAACTGATTATCATACAAGAAATCATATTGAATATGATCACTAATCTTATCCCAATCTTCTACTGAAACAATGTTCTTGAGAATGAGTTGTGTCTTCAGCATGTCATTAAACATCTGAGCAAATCTTTTTCTCAGACGACCAACAAACTTAGCAAATTTAAGTTCGTCTCTTAAAATTTCTGAAGAACGACCAAGATTAAATCCACCATCGGCAGCAATTCTTGATTCTGGAACTCCAAGTGCTCTATAAAGTTTCTTTTGGAAATACTCAATATCAGCAAGTTCTCCTAAGTTTTGTCCACCAGGAAGAGTTGTAATTTCAGTTCCTCTACCACCCTCTCTACGAGGAAGCCAGAAGTCCTCCATCATACTCATAAATTTACGATCATCACGAATTTCTCCGGTGTTTGCATCATAAACTTGTTTGTTACGATATCTCATCATAACATCACGAAGATATTGTTCTGCCTTTACTTTAGGAAGATTGCCAACATCAATATAAAAAATACGACGTTCTGGTGCTCTTGATAACCTATAGATGACCAAAGAATCCTCAATCATTCTAAGTTGATTGAGTGCTTTGATTGCTTTATGAAGATATGAGAGGACAGAACCTTTATTTCTATCTACAAGACCTGAAGTGCAATATGTAATTGCATCTTTTGCAATTTTAGTTCCCTTATTTCCACCACCACCAGTTAAGTTTCCTGTTGGATAGTTCGGTTTAGGAGTATATACAAAATATTCCTCAATCTCTGGGGCAATTCCATTTTTTGATTCGTCACGACCTGGAATATTTGGACCAATAACATTCTTATCTTTTTTCTTTTCTTGGCGGACGAACCGCATTTTCATTGGGTCAATATACCTCAGTTCTTTAATTCCTTCCTGAGGTTTCTTAAGATCAATTACCTTATGGTAATAAAGTCTTCCATCAACATACCAATTTCTAAAAATTTCATGTGACTTTTTATCAAAATCTAAAATTTCTTTAATATACTTAAATTCTTGTCTGATTGCTTTCTTTAAATTATCCGTAGCATTTAAATTAGACAATTCAATTTCAATTGGAGAATCATAAAGATCACTCACAATTGCTTCATTTACAACATCTTCGATAGCACCATCCGCTTCTGGATGTAGTGACATCTCTCTGTATCTTTTGATTAAATCAAATTCTGTTCTATATTGTCCTTCAATATCTACATATGAACCATAAAATCCACTTGCAATATAGTTATCAACCCCATCCTCGTTATTCACGGGGACAGGGGAAACTACAGATTTGGATTTCTTTTCTGCATCATCAATAGAAAAACCAAAAAGTTTTGCCATATTATAAACTAACTTAGACTACTATTTTATTATTTAGGAGATATCTTCACCACCTGCTGATGATGTTCTTCCTTTAAATGCTTCCCAATAATGAACTTGCATCTCTACCGTAAACTCCTGAATAGTATCAGTCGTCTCATAACTTAAATCAATTGTAGAAATATTAGTCGGGAAAACATCCTTGAAAGTATACTTTCTAAGCACTCCACCATCACGGTCAAGTTGATTAACTTTAGCATCTACCTGATAAAGTGCTGGATCTGTTTCACCAGTTCCGTTATCCAATTTATTAATAAAGTTCATCCACTTTTCAAATGCAGATCTAATGCCAAATGATACATCATTCATTACAGTAATAGTCCACGTTTCGAATGTTCTATCACCTGCAATTTTTAAGATTCTTCCTCTGAAAGGAACATCAATTGGTGCAATAGTTGATGATGGAAGTGCTGCTGCCTTTACCAAAAATCTAGCATTTTCAAGTATTTCATTTTCATCTTGAACGTCTACACCCGAAGGAAAGGTTAGTTCCACTTCAAATAGATTAGGTCTTGCACCACCACCTTTTAATTTACTTTTGAAATCACTAATAGTTCTTAGTGGTAAAGTATTTACTTGTTGACGAGCCATTGTTTCTTAAACCTCTAGATTAAACGTTACCGATTACTTCATCAAATGAAACACCAGTTCTGGTGGCAACAAACGTAAGACCGATGAAGTTGATTGATCTTGCGGGTTTGATAAAGATGTCTGCTACAAACTCATTATTATCTATAATTGCAGCAGTGTTATTTGTCTCATCACAAATAACTACAAAGTCAAAGATTCCTCTCTTTGCCTGAACATCACGAAGGAATGGTTCGACAATGTTCACAAAGTTAGTTCTTGTGATTTCATCATTGAATTCAAAGAGTTGATCTTTTGCAGCAGCAGAAATTGCATCTTCAAGATAGATAAACAATCTACGAACGTTAATACGATCAAATGCCGAAGACTTACCGAATCCAGTCTTGTCTCCAAAGAGAACAATACCGGCACCAGGTGAGAAGATTACTGGATTGACTCTATTAGAATACAATCTATCTCTCTGTGCTTTAGATGGAGTATATGCAAGTTTGACTGCATTTAGAATTCCACCACGATTTGTTCCTGCTGGTGAGAACCATGGGAAGTTATTTGCATCATTTCTAGCACAAAGACCAGCAATGTCTCCGTTTAGTGGGACATATCTGAAGGTATTTGCAAACCTATCAAACATATACTTATAACCACTATCAAAGATTCCATAAGTTGTCGAAGTGACAGGAGCATAGAAACTAATTACATTATCAGTAATCGTCTCATCTGAATTGATGTTTACTGCCCTATCATCAGTGGTATCAGTAATTGCAGCACCTCTATATGGTGAGATGAATGCAATTGCATCCTTTCTTGCTTCGGCAACTGCAATACACTTATTCGCAAGTGCTTGTGCATCTTCCTTAGCATATCCAGCAGATCCCATAAGAATGAAATCTACATTATACTTTTCAGTATTCTCAAATAATCCGTAACCAGTAACTAATCCACTTAGACCTGCACTTAATGCACCATTATTTTCTATGTTGCCTGCTCCATCATAATTCCAACCACCACCTAATGTGTTGTTAGAATTACCAGTTGCTCCAAAAGTTATACCCTCAGCATTTTGATCCCAATTAATATCACTTTCTGGAATAAATCCTGAAGAATATCCAGTCGTTACAATTCCTGCTGGTTGTGATCCTGCAAAAATATTTGGAGAACCATTTGCAATAAACTTTCTCCAGTATGAAGGAGATCCAAGAGAGAATTCTGCATCTTTTGCTTTTGATAGTGATAGATGCTTCTCAAGAATTGTTCCAGAGTTTCCAGTGATATCTCCATCACCATCAACTACGACAACATGAACCTCATCAAATCTAGATCCTCTTGCTGATGCATACTCAGAAGTTCCTGGACGATCTGCAAGTTGATTCCACTTAACAGTGCTTGAAGAAGTTAAAGTAAGTGATTGTTGATCAAACCAATCTTTCTGTGCAGTAACAGACGTAGTTGCATATGATACTGCTTGTCCACTAGTGTGAATTGCAACACTTCCAGTTCCGGAGAATGCATAAACACCTGATGGTTGGTAATCAACTTCAGTTGCAGTTCCTGCTGCAGAGACATGCTCAAGAACTTTTACATACGCATCTGTACCATCAACTTCAGTTACAATACCTTTTAAATGTCCATCAAGGACTGAAGTAGTTCCTGCTCCAGGAAGAATTGATGAGATTGCTTGTGTTACTCCATACCCAACAGCAAGTCCTGCAGGTGCTGCAGATAATGTCAGAATTTGATCTGCCTTAGCATCAATAATACCAACTCTTAATCCATTTGCCCAAGAACCGGGATTTCTTGCAGCAACAACTACACCTGTAATTGTATTTTCGTCGTATCCTAATTCTTCGTAGTGGTCAAGACTTTTGATCTTGATACTTGCTGCAGCACCAACAAAACCGTTTTGTAGACCTGTATCATCTGCTCTTACAACACTAAGTGCTCCACCATATGCTAGATAAGAAGAAGCAACTAACCAGTGCTCATAGTGCTTATCTGTTCCATACGGTTTTCCAAAGACATCTAATAAGTCTTTCTCGCTTTCGATTACTGTAGGAACTTCGACAGGACCTTGTGCGAAAGGTGAAACAATCGCACCAATACCATCGGAGGTTGGGTCAACTCTACCGACAGTTAAGTCTACTTCTCTTACTACAATACCAGGAGATGCTAAATTTAGTGGCATCTTGTTTTTTCCTCGCATCCAATTTACCTAAAAATATTTAGGAAAAGGGGTATTTCTAATGGGGAAACAATGCGTGAATACTTACCAATCAGGATATTCCCATCTTAAATTACTCTTTCTACCTTTACTTACTCTTTTAACAGTACATTCCTTGCATTCATATGAATATGCAGATGGTAATGTTTTTCTATCTTTTCGAGTTAGATAAAAATCATCCATCAAACTTTTAATCTTTCCACAAACTCTACATTTACGATCAAAAAATAATAAATGTTCTAATTCTATTTCGTCATCAATAGACACTACTTATAATCCCACATGTAGGACATATCACCATATTCATCTGCATACCATCTATCTCCAGAATCATCTACAAAACTTCCTTCACTATTAATTCCGTCTTCAATAAATCCAAATGGTGCCATGTCTTGGTCAATTTGATTTTTCTGCTCTTCATATATTCTTTTTCTTACATCATTATCTGTCATCTCCTTAAAATATTCTTGTGCGACTAACCAAGAGAATATTACAAGACACATTGCCAAGTCATCATTACATCCTTCTTCTGCTTCGAAAGAGTTTCCTTTTTGGGAAAATGTAGTTAGTTCTGATATAATTTCATAATCTGACGCAAGTAATTTATCATCTTCTACAAGAGTTTTGAGATTTGAACACCCTAATTTTTTAACTGCGGAAGTTGTACGAACACCAAGTTGAGATTTTTTGCCACTAAATCCTGATCCAACAACTTGGCCATTACGACCTCTCATGGCACACATAAGAATATTTTCATATTCTAAATCATACTGGAGAATACTAGCAACTTGATCACCAATATCATTTACCTCTATCAATAACCAAGAATAATTATATCCCTTTGCTACATCAAATATGATATTTGGAAATAGCATCGGTTTTATTTCATTATTTCTATATTTTGCAACTACCTTATAAGGAAACTCTGTGATATCAAAGACAATAAATGCCGAGTAATCATTACCAAGACCACGGGCAACATCAACCGTAATTAGATAATTGTGTTCTGGAATTGGATTTTCATAGACATCCAATCCAGCATTTCTCTGTATGGGATCATCATATATTAAAGTTTTGAGTTTTGATGGGTTGATAAGAGTATTGACCGAACCTAAGAACTCACATTCAAACTCTACACGAAACTGTTCTTCTGATGTGTTTGCAATGGTTTGCTCTTTCCAAACTACATCTCTACCAGGAACTTCTGACCAGTGAACCTCTGTGGGAATATATTCGTTTTTATTTCTTTCCGCATCATGCCACATACGGTAGAAGTGATTCATACCGTGTGGTGTGGATACAATAATTACTTTGGTGTTTTTACCAGAAGTAATAGTAGGATAAACAGATGCAAAGAAGGAGTCAGCAACATGATTCGGGACGAATGCGAATTCGTCGAGAAAGAGGATATTGAACGACATGCCTCGGACAGCACTCGCAGATGTAGAAGCTGCCAATATCTTACTGCCATTTTCTAATTCGATGTTTCCTTTGTTCCATACCAAGATACCTTGTTGCATCCATTTTGGCAAGTTTTCGAATGCAGTTGCTAATCTCCCTAACAGTTCTCTAGCAGTAGATGCTTTGTTTGCCAGAATACCAATGTTTACACTGTCATTAAAAAGTGCATAATGTAATAGATATGATACCACAGTAGTGGACTTACCAGTTTGTCGTGGCATCTTACAGATATTAAATCTGTTATTATGAAAATTGTGAATTAATTTCTCTTGAAAATGATATGGATGAAACTGTGTTAAACCTTCATCAAGAGAAACAATTTTAATGTAGTTATTTGCAAAATAAATTGGATCTTGTTTACATTGTAGATACTCAATAATTTGATCTTCTGTAAACTCAATCGGAGTATTTGCTTTTTTTAATAATGGATTACCAAGATATACGTCACTCATAAAATCAAATTAACAATTCCAAGCTCTTAATGATTTAGACAATCTATCATCTCCAGTATTATTAGACGGTTTTTGCCTCTTTCGCATTCCCTTCATTCTCGCACAAAAACTTTTCCTACGAGGATTACCAACTTTTTTACTAGG